GAGGTATTCCATCAAATCATGAGTTTTATGCAGAATTTGATTTTAGACTTCGTTCTGCTTTGGGTATTGAATCCGAAAACGAAAGGCTGAAAGCGGAGATGGAGTGGATAAGTGTGGAAACGCCACCTAAAGATCAAACTATGTGTCTTGTTTACTTCAAAGGTTACGGTATTAAGATTGATGAATGGACTGGTGGTTCATTTACATTTAATGCCCCATGGAAAGCTACTCACTATATGCCATTACCCCAACCCCCTAAACAATAATTATGCAGTACCTAATAACCTCAAAAGACAGTGAACCATTTTTAACAAAGTGGTTTGAAGCCGAAAATCATTTTACCGAAGGAATGGTAGTTTATGATTTGGTAAATCATTGCTATACTACCGATGGGATAGTTTGGTTAAAAATTGAAACAGACCATTTATAAACAATAACTATGAAAGCGGAAACCTATATAAAGAGCCAATCAGAGTGCAATAAATGGCTTAAACAATTGACAGAAATCGAACTTAAGCACTTGGAAGAAATGCACGATGAATACGCCCGAATCCAGATTGAGAAGGATAGGGAATATTTTATTGAGAAAATAGCTTATTTGGAAGCAACCCATCCGGGTGAGTTAGTAGGAATAAGAATGAGATACAAAGCAAGACCCATAAACTTAGATTAACATGAAAGCTGCACAATACCTGACAAATCAATTAGCTGAAAGGCTTTTATCTGATTTCAATGATTTCATAATAAAACAGAAATGCGAACACCAATGGGATAAATATGGGCATGGATATTTGTGTTTTAAATGTAAACACTATACTGGCAACTCTGAACTAACAAAAATAATTGAAAAGGAATTAAACAAATAGCCAATGAAACCCCTAATCCTAATCCTCCTCCTTCCCTTATGCAGTTACGGACAAACCTATTGAACTATGAAAAAAGGCAGAATAGATAAACTTAGAAGTTATTGGAATGCAAAGTATTATTCAGCTGGTATGGTTCGCTGGTTATTAACCGATAAAAATGGATGCAGTGTCATTTGCGATAGGTGCGGAAATATAGCTAATGGAGTAATGAAAGTTGAAAGAAGAATTGGAACTTTTAATATTCCACTATGTAAAGAACACTTTGTAGAAACATTCCCAAATTTTAACGGCTATTTACCTACTGCTATATTTTATAAAAAACATCAAAAAACATAACCATGAAAACACAAAAAATACATGGGGTTATTATGGTAATCGTTTCAATATTACTATTAATATTTGCCATCATTAAGGATGCCAATTCCCAAACCCACACCACCCTACTCACCGAAATAGGAACAACCGATTTTAAAAGTCAAAGCTATGCCGGGATGATAGGCTTTACCAACTTCCAGGATGATTCATTTCATGCAGGAGTATTGTATAAGAACTACGGCTCAGCTAATCGGGCAGGGGTAAGAGTGAATGTGAACCTGAATCTAAATCGAGCAATGTTTGTATTCATCCAATCGGATATATTCGGCAAGGTTGCAAAGCAGGATAATTCTTCATTTATGGAGAACTCGGCCGGATTAGGATTCAGGCTATTTAAAGACCTGTCAGGAAGTTTAGGGTATCAGATGGAGGATTATAACCCTGTGACGAAAGAACGCAGGGAGGATAGACCTAATGTGGAAATATCGTGGAAATTTAAATTGTAAGAAGATGGAAGAAAATAAAAAATTGAATGAACCGCAGAAACCGAAATTGAATATAGGTTCTAATAGGCGAATGGTTCCTGAATGGTCGGATAAAGAAGTCGAATGTTTAATGAATTATGTCGAATCTAATGATTCAGAAACAATTAGCCAGAGACTTGATTTTGCAAGATATATGCTTCACTATGAAAGTGGAATGGATTTCCCTTCAAGAAGTATGTATGATGTCAAGAAAAAGTTTTATCAAGAATGCAATAGTCGTAGACGATAGGGCATTGGTTAAATTAGGGTATAAAATAAAAATGTAAGAAGATGAAGAACAAACTAATAGAATTTAAACTGAAAACACTTAGAGATTTTCAATCAAAATACCCTACTTCCCATGTAGGCGGAAGTATAGGTTTAATGCTACATGGGGTATCTGTTCATAGAGATTTATCAATATCTGATTTAGATATTACTATTGATGATTTTGAATTTGATTCTAATAAGTCAAATGATTTTGAAGAAAGAAGTGATAATAATGATTTTGATTATTGCTTAAAAACATCCGAATCTGGATATTATACTAAAATTGATATTAGAGTAAACCCTGAGCCATCATTTGAACAAGTTGTATTCAATGGCATAGTTTATAATGTTTCGAAACTTAGGGATATTATATTCTGGAAAAACAAATACGCTAACAAGGGTAGTATTAAACATCAACATGATTTAATAGCAATTGATACTGGAGTTCGACCTGAGGTACAAGAAGTATCAGTATCAGATGATGACTTACCATTTTAACCCATGACCCTCACCGCCCTATTATTCATCACCCTGACAATATACCTAACCCTCTCCGCTTTGGTTTGGGGGAGTAAGAACGATTAGTAAATTTATGAAGTTATGACAGCAAAAGATAAAGCGATTGAATTGGTAGATAAAATGTATTCAATTAGTGGACAACAAAGATTTTCAAAAGCATATGCCTCAATTGCAGTAGATGAGGTTATACAAGCGATTAACAATGATTGTATGTTATATAAGCAGGCAAAGAGAGGTTTTTGGCAAGAAGCCAAATCCGAAATCGATAAACTATAATAATTGAAAGGTAACTAAGATTTTGAAATGACAGATTAAGTAATTATATTTACACCATGAAACAAGCAGTATTATATTCCTATTCGTTTAGTTGCTCAAAGAGTAACGAGGGATAGCTATGTAATATAAATTATAATATTGCGAACCCTCTGATTTAAAATTCAGGGGGTTTTCTTGTTTTGGAGCGGTAACTCAGTTGGTAGAGTGTTTGATTGAAGATCAAAAGGCCATAGGTTCAAATCCTATTCGTTCCACAAATGACCCATTGTCTGAGTGGTTTAAAGTAGATGACTGCAAATCTGAAAATCGTTGGTTCGAATCCAACATGGGTCTCAAATGGAGAGTTAAACACAGAGGATGTGTAATTGTTTGCTAAACAAATTGTACTGAAAGGTATGGGTTTCGAGTACTCAATTCTCCGCAAATAGGAAGGTGGCGTTCAATGGTGAACATCCTGATTTGAAATCAGGCGCGGTGTGATGAGCACAGGGTTCGATTCCTACACTTTCCGCTAAATTGGGAGTATTGCTCAGCTGGAAAAGGCGCAAGACTGTAAATTTTGTAATCCGCATGGATTGGTGGTTCGAGTCCATCTGCTCCCACTTCCAAAGGTCAGGCATAACGCTTGACCTTATTTCTAAAATTAGTATATTAGCGATCTCATCTTTTGGTTTGTTAGAATTACCAATTAAGGCCATTCTTGGGAGTGGCTTTTTTATTTCCTATCCCTGAAATACAGATAAATAAACCCGACTGCAAAAGCGAATCCAAGTGCGTACAGGGCTATGATGTACCATTCCATTATTTCAAAACTTCTGGGTCAGATACAGGCAATTTACCGAACACCTTGATTACTATCCCTGCCAAAATAAAATAGGATGCGATTTTCATTAGAAAACTCAAATCGAAATCAATTTGAGGTGCTACCTGTTCAATAGCTGCCGGCACGCCAACAAGACCTAAGCCCGTTGCTGTAAGCCAATCTGCGAACAGTCTGATTTTTTTAAAATACGATGGGCTCTCGGCCTTTAATCGGACAAGTGTTTCTTTAAAAAAGTCCATATAGTTTTATAGTTTAAGTTACCACCTTGCCTCTGTTCCTCTGCAGTCGTAATGCACAAAGCTGGGATAAACACCCACACCTCCCTGCATCATCTTACCCTGCTTAATCAGCTTTTTGATTATTGCGGCTAATTGCTTCGGGGTATATTTTGAAGTGACCATATCAGCCGCTTTTGCAAGTTTATGCTGAGATTTTGGACTGCCACCAATTGAGGCATTATAAGCCTCTGTACGGTACGCACTATTTAAATGGATAGGAATACCTATATGGTCACGAAGTGCCTGTAATTGCGTAGCTAATAGCCTGACATTAGCCTCTAATGCTTCCGGTACTTTTGACCCATCTTTGCATTTAAACTCCCTGATGTGGAAGTTATGTGTTAATTGTCCTGCGTTGCTCATTTTATCTTATCCTTTAAAAGCGTAACCGCCTCTGTCAATTTCTCGATACTATTATCAAGCCTATCAATCTTAGGCATTACCCGTTCATCTATTTGATGGTTTGCCCGTTCATCCATCATTTTTTCCTGAATACGAATCTTATAGTCAAAATACCTGTCTATTGCTTTATTAACCCCCCATGCAGTTGTTACGCCACCTGTCACCCACGCAATAATCCATTTAACCAAAAAGTAAAGATCATTACTATTATCCATTGATATTGTGTTTTTTGCCATTTCTATAAACAATCAAAAAAAATGCTATCGTAGTTAAATTGAATAAGATCAAATTCCACTGACTCGGCATAATTAGAATATGTGTGTAGTGTAACAAAGTTATAACAGTTATAAATATAATAGAAAATATTCCTGTTAACAAAATTTCATTCTCAAATTGAGTTTCGCATGATCTGGTCATGATGCAGTTTGAGGCTGCGTATGCTGAAAATATAATCACCTTAAAACTATACGAACGGATTAAATACCGTTGCATAGAGTTTTGATCAGGAATAATCACGTGCATCATATCCCATAGCAGCCAACTATAAGCTGCCATAAATGAAAGCAAAAGTATAATCGCTAAAGCTATACGCCAATAACCCATACCCATTCATCATTTTGGCATTCCCAATATCCAACTTGTCCTAATTTTGGTCTTGGTAACGGAACACCACCGCAAGTTGCAGGAGGGTCAAATGATTTCACAACGGTCTTATCCTTCCTAAACAAGTCCGCTAATTCATCCCGATTCTCCCAAAGGAACGGCAATAGTTTGCTCAATAGGAAAGTTAAAAACCATCCTTCGCCTTTAGCCTTAGCTAATAGTTTCTCGTTAAATTGCTTCTGTTGCATAATTATTTACTTTCTAAAACTGTAATACGTGCGTTTAACTTCTCTATGATTGCCTGTTGGTCTTGAATGGCTTTAACTAATAACCAAGTCATATCAGAGGCGTCTACTTGAAGCAATTCATGTGCTTTACCGTTCAGCTTTCCTTTGTAAGTAGATACCATTTCTGGCATAACCAATTTAAGTTCCTGAGCGATTGGAGATAAGTGTAATTTTGTAGTGTCAAATCCTGATGCCTCATTGAAATACCACGTCTTAGGCTTGATTTTTAAGACCTCTGAAAGACCTTTTGAGTATTCACCAACATTCATTTTCAGCCTCAAATCAGAAGGGTTTATCCATGCCGTTCCTGATGCCTTAGTAGCATTTGCCCCTGATATAGTAAAATCACCTGTTGCACCGTGTAAGAAACTGCCTGCACCGTTTGCGGTAACAATAGTCACTTCATCAGTTGAGTTATTACCTAAAATAGCATTCCGTGTACCGTTAAAGTACATCCCTTTATTATTGGCGTTTGTGGTAATGTCGCCTGTGGTCATTTCGGAAGCTATAACCGTACCCGTGAACGTAGGGGATGCGCTGAATACGGCTGAGCCTGTGCCTGTTTCATCTGTTAATGAGGTAGCAAGTTGAGCCGATGTAATACTTCCCGTGGCAGTTCCGTATAGTGTGCCTTGTGGTGTTGAGGAGATAGTACCTGTATTTGATAAATCTCCAGATGTTGATATAGTTGTCGTTACTATGCTATTTGTAGCAAACTGAAGCGGATATGCTCCATTGCTGCCAAATACAGAAGCATAACTCGATGTTCCAGTAAAAATACCGCCACCGGCTAAACTTTCTGTTCCGAGCCTTGTACTACTTCCTGTATTTCTATAATCAGCTCCACTTAAAACAGTAGTGCCCGGGTTTGCGTTGATTGCAAACCCGCCAGACTTTAAAAAAATACCGCCAAAAAAATACTTATTCCCACCGATTGAGTCTGTGCCAGTAGTGAATACTCCTCCTGTTGTTTCTGTTACCTTGTGAAGCCTGTAAATTCCCGATAAATAACTTAATCCATTAGCAGTACCACCAGAGCTAATTGTAGAAGTTCCTAAACTTGTTGGCGTTAAATAATCCGTTCCTGCCGTAGCAATCCCCAAAGCCCCAAAAGTAGACTTAACCAAACCCCCTGCGGATAGGGATGATAGCGTCATTACATTAGTACTGTTATTTATCGACAAAGCATCTGTTGCCGTAGTTTCATTTTTAATATGATAATTATCATCCGTTGTAGGTGTTAATCCTACCCTCCATTTTGCAATAGAGTTTGTAATGAAGTACTGTGTAGCAGACTGGGTATTGACCGAGCGATTGAAGTTTAATGTAGAGTTAGTACCGATAAGGCTTAGTGCATCTGTTAGGCTTTTTGCTCCTCCGATAGTTTGGGTTCCTGTACTCAATCCGCCCGGATTAGTTGCATCTGCGGGTTGTAAGGTAATTATACCGCCTGAATAACTTCCTCCCTGAGCGTTTGGCGTTGAGCCGAAAGTGCCGAAGGAGATCGTGGGAACTATCCCAGATACAGGGATCTTTCTTATCCTACCATTTAAAACAGTCAAGATTGAATCAGATACTAAACCTAACCCTACATTTTTAAGATAAGTTTTCCCATAAAGCGAAGTTCCCCCGGTTCCTGCCGTTTTACCAACCCGAATAGAATCGTAGTTTAGTTGGTAGGTTGTTTGTGCTGATACTGCAAATGGAAGCAGTAATAAAATTAATAGTAAGTTTTTCATGTTGTTGCGCTTACGCCACCCAATGGTATTGAATGCCATGTAGTAGCTGATTTTTTATAAATTAATGGGTTGCCTATTATATCTTCACAAATTACCTCAAACCCTATCCCTGCATTCGGATAAGCTATGTCAAGAGTAGGAATTGCAAGTTCGGATGTAGTTGGATTTGATACACAAAACATCCCTCTCAATCCCCCAATAGTACTGCGATAAGTGACTGCATTACCAGTTTCAGCAACTACAATAATAGTGCTATCTGATAGCGTTCCCGGGAATATGGGAAAGTCTTTTGTATATATTCCTACTACTGGCATAACAATTTAATTTAAAAATACATATTTTCCACCATTATCCACATACACATCAACATCCTGATACCAAACACTATATACCGTATCAGCTGGAACTATTTCACCATACCCTATTATCTGCCCAGTAAAGGTAATAATACCGCCTGAATCAGCAACTACATCAAGGCTCGATAAATAACCGAATCCTGAATCATTTATGCCTGTCATTTCCCATGTTCCTAACTGCATAGACCTTGCAAGTAAAGACAAATCATCCCATGACATATCAGAATCAGAAACAAAGACTGCATCAAAGTTAATAACATATGAGTTTGCAACCGGAATAATTGTCACCGCCCCCGAAGCAGTACGCCCAGAAGTATTCAAAAAAGATAAATTTTCAGACAGACTGTTTGAAGTTAAACAGGCAATCGGTTCACCGTTCCATTTTAAAATACAGTCGTTACCCTCTATAAAACTCATTTTACTAATACTTTAGTTGTTTCACCGTAATCAGGTTCCATTGTGTAATCTTGTTCTATCTCCTCATTAATAATTCGCCTCAATGTTGTTTGTGTTACATTTGCCTGTATATCGTAATTCATTTTTACAGGCATAAAATACCCTCTTAACAAATTTATGACAAATCTTGATAAAGGATTAAAATACCCGAAAATACTACCATCGAATTTGATATACGGTCTTGCGTGCATCCGTTCTTTTTCCTCAACCGCAAGCCTTAACAATGGCTTGTATGTTGCGAAAGGTGAGGCCAATAAGGATTCAGAAGCATATTTACGATACCAGTTGCTCGTTAATGTTGTTTGATCGGTTTCATACATTGCGCCCATGTATTGAGCCGTTTCACTATCTCCGTTTAGCACTTCAATTGTGTCAGGAACAAAAGTATAATTTCCGGTTTGTGTTGCGGTGTGGATTTCTCCGACTTGTTCACCTGGTTCTAATAATACGCCTGCTGAAATATTTGTATAAACAATATTTTCAACTGTCCCAGATGGAGCCAAAATTCTAAATGTAATAGATTTAGTAAAAGCTCCCGTAATTGGAACAATATCAGATGTTATACTTAATGTTCCTGACATCCCAAAATCACTTCTAACTGTATATGGTAATTCAACTATGCTTGTAGTCCATGAATTATCAATTTGTAAATAATAATTATTTAATCCGTCATTAAGAATAATAACAAAATTTAAGTCAGTTCCATTAATATAAGCTGGATTAATATAATCAATAACAATTTTTAATCTATAATTATTATCAATTGCAATAACATTATCGTTCTGATAGTAATTGGTCAAAGTTGGATAAGTACCACCATCTGAATAAAATATAACTCCGCCAGTAGGATATAGCCCTGCGTACATAGTACCAGTTTTAGTCCATCCCGGAATAGTAACATCATCACATGGCCCTATTGGATCTCCACCACAACCTTGCCCTGCACCAGACAAATCAGGATTGTCTAATTCCTCAGTTAGATTATAATTAGTACCAAACCTCCAAGCCATTGAATTATTCTTAAACGGCTTTTCAATCATCTTTAATTGGTCGGTATTTGTGTGATATAAAGGCGCAATTATCGGGCCTTCGGTATGACCTCCTAAAACCTGACCTAAAGTTTTAGTAACTGTTTCAACATATACCCCATCGGTATATCTACGGAATATCAAACTATCTGATAATGCTAATTCATTTGGTCTGAAAATATACCATGCCCCCTCAGATTGGATAATTACCGAAGTCCAAAGGCGTAGAACCTTATCCAATACCTCCTGACAGTCTAACGGGTTTATGGCATCGTCTTTTAGATACGTTTCTGCATTTACGTAGGTTAGTGCTAAAGGGTCGTCTGAATCAGCAGTCGGGTAACTTTCCTCAGTAATATTTACGCAAGTATAAATATCCATATCAGGAATCATAACCCTGTTTAAACAGTTGTAAATTACCTCGATGTAGGTCTGTTTACCTAACCAAAAATTACCATCGTTTTGAACGTAGGAAAGGTTTTTAAGCAGTCCCAAAGTATCTACTGCATTGACCGAGATTGTATAAGGGGTGAAAGTAAAAGACTCCTGACATCCATCCGGTATAATAAACCCACGCCAAATAACTGCTGAGTTACGCTTAATGATAATTAACCAGCGCAATTCATCCTCAGTATATAAATCCTCAAGCTGGAATTCATCCGTAGCAATCAGGTTTAAAGTTGCTTCAGAACCAATAAAAGGCTCAAATATTTCTTCGCCTGTATTCTGATAGCTTATTTGAATAGGGTTTTCAACTCCTAATATAGTTTCTGGTGCATCTACGCCATCCTTTTCGTAAATCTCAAGTGTAGCATCATCAAACACCAAAGGCTGCCTATCATCCTGCGTAATGTTAAAATCAAGCGTATATCGTAGGTTATAACTCATGGCCCGAATCTTTGAAGTTTAGCCCCCGCACGATTTAATACCCCGACTAAGTTTACGCCTGATATTTCAAACACTACCCGGCCTGACCCGAAATCTACGTTACTGCTTGATGAAGTACTGATTGCGTTTGATGTAGTGAATGCTGGTTGTGGTTCTGCTTTACGTTTCTTGAATAATGATGCAATACCAGCAACTGCTGCAATACCTCCGAGAATTGGGAGTAATAAACCGCCTGATGCTGCGGTAGCAGTTCCTGCGGCTGCTGCCGTTCCACCACCCGCTGCGGCTGCTTTACCACCGATACCCAATAACCCAACTAAGCCACCCAATAACCCGCCGTTGCCTTTAGTTGCGGAATATTCTGCGCCTGTATTTACTCTTAACAGATTTGTTACACTTCTTGCTGCTTCACTTGCTGCGATTGACAAGAAAGTATTCAATATCGCTTTCCCTAAACTATCAAATGACAGTTTCCCACGCATCAAAATATCATTAAAGAATGTTTCAAAGTTGCCCTGAACCTTTGGCAATAAATCATTGTTTACATAAGTCTGCCATTCGGTTAAACCGCCTTTAAGTTTAGTGCTTAAATCCATAGCAACTACCGGAATGGCTGCATTAAATCCTTCTGATATTCCTGTGGATAAAGTTACGCCGACTGTTTTGCCTGCCTTTATAATTTCGCCTCTGTCAAACTTTGGTGCAGCTATTTTTTTAGTGCCACCTCTGCTATCATCAAACAAAGTCCCTGCCTCAGCTTCCTGAGTAGTTAATTTTTTTAGTATATCGGTATAAGTTGTAATTTCTTTACCTGCTTCAGTAAATGCCTTAGCCTGATTTTCAATACCATTCTGTAATACTACAAAGTTCTTTATACCAACTGCCCCCAGTGAAGCACCAACAACCTTGCTAAATGTTGAAGCCTGTTCTGTTGCGGTTTTAGTCGTTGCCTCTAACTGCTTTACAAAAGCATCGCCAAGTAATTTTTCAGCTGCCTGTATTTTGGCTTTCCTGAGTAAAGACTTTGACAATAAATCAATTGCCTCTGATGCTCGTTTTGATCCTATTGTTTCAAGCGTAAGAAACTCCAACTGTTCAGGGTATTCGGCTTTTACTTTCTTTAATGCTTCAAGTCTTGCATTTCGTGAAAGCGTTTCATTTCGCGCAATTCCAATGAGAGATTCTAAAGACGTTACCTCAACTTTTGCAGCCGCTCCAGTTTCTATTAATTCCTGATTATATGCTTTTTGACTTTCGGTTGCATTGTCAACAACACCGGATAGATAATTTATTGCTCCTGCTACCTTTTCAGGGTTCTGAGCCAATACGGTAAGAGCAGAGGTAACTAAAGAAACGGCAAGCAATAAACCACCGCTACCAATAAGCGAAGCACCTAAAGCCTTAATTGCGCCTCCTGTTCCGCCTGATGTATTTTTTAATTGTTGGAATGCTTCAATTAATGGGGGTATGTTATTCTGAATACCAATAAACCCAAATGGCGCATCCTGAGCAACTCTGCCTAAGTTCTGTAATGCAAATCCAGCCTGATTAGAACCTTTAGCAACTGCGCCACCTAAAGCTGCGGATGCCTTAGCGGCTTCGGTTGCAGTACGTTTTAGATCATCAGAAACTTTGCCAGAAAAGTTATTTAAATCTTTATTGGCATTATCTAAGCCTTTTTTAAACTGTGCTATTTCCGCCTCAATCCTAACCTTTAGCTCTGCTGTTGCCATGTTCTTGTATTGCTTTTTTTAATGTGCTTGCAGCCTGTTTAATTCTTATTTCATCCTGCTCTACTTCATCCGAAAACTTCAACAACTTATCTGGACTTTTCGGAGGACTTTTTAAGAATGGATTGTGCCTTACTATTTCCCATGTTTGCCAGCGTAGATTCTTTAATTCATCTAATTGCTTTTTGCGAAAACCATTTACTATAATGTTGTATTCACTAAGTGATAATGAATAAAAATAGTCATAGGTTAATCCAATTTCACCGACGGCAACTTGCAAAATATCGGTTTCCCAAACTATCTCTTTTTCTTTGGTAGATTTTTTTTTTCTTCGACAATTGGTTCAATAGGTTCATTATCTACAATTACTCTTGCTAATGCCTCTCCAGCTTCATTACCATAAACTGCATGAAACATTTTTCTTAGGAAAATGGAAGTGTTTTCACTTATTGCCCCACCCCATTCATCCATCCATAAGTAAACATCGTCAAGTTCATAAGGAAAATCAATCGCTTCGCCTTTAGGTGTTTTAAGTTTCTGAGCATCTTTTGCAGCAAAGTAAATGAAATGTCGAACCGTTACCGAAAAGCCACTATCCAATGATGCCAAAATTCCGCTAATCCCAATACCTAATGCTTCAAGCGTTTTTTCAGTCGCATAAGTACCACAATGAAAGTCCATATCAATAATGGTTTCTTTCTCATCCTTAATAACCTTTACAGGCAACTTAAAAACTTCTGCCATATTAGGTAGTTCTGGTTATATCTCCAGTTCCTTTGATTGACCCTGTGAAAGTGATATTATCACCTGATGCAGCGGTCATTTCCAAAGATTCAATGTAACCCTCTCCGAACTCATTCAAGAACGCAGGAGAACCGATTGCCTCTTTCCAATAGATTAGAGTTTTGTTACGCATCAATGAGGAAAGATAATCCCATGAAGCAAGGGCAGTATCTCCACCTACTGAAGTTGTATCAGTCAATAAGCCATCCAATGACTTAGTATAACTGTACGCGTTCGGTGTTGAGATAATAACCCCAGGATCACACTTAGTTTGAACCTCATTGAAAGTAACCGTTTCCGATGTACCGTTTGAAGTCAAGCATGCGATAGGAACGTATGAAGCATCCCTTAAGATTGATAGGACTGAATTGTCCCCGTTTACAAATGTTGACATAGCTTTATTATTTAAGTTGTTGTTTGTTGAATTTTATGTGTAAATCCTAATATTTTACGGAAAGCCGTACTATCTACGTTCTCTTCCAAAATGCCCTGATTGATAATTAATTGACAGGTAACAATCTGAAAGTCTGCCATTGCAGGATAATCGCTTGTGTTGCCTGTTCTAATTAGTTTTAATATCTCATTAGCAATTTGTTCACTAAGTTTTTTCCCGCCTTTATTCTTTGGGAATTTAGTAACAATGTCAATCTGAATTGAACAGTCATTATAAAACCCGCACTTTATTAAAATGTCCTGAGCGGTCTGATTGGTTACTATACAATATGCCTCTGCATATCCAATATTAGCAACCGTAGACCCCATTAACTCATCATATACCGGAATGGTTACGCCCGACACTTGAAGCGTACTGAGCTTAGATATATAAGCCTCCCGAAGTTGTAATGATGGGTCAAACATTCTTTTTTAATATATTTTCTAACTCCTTTATAAACACCGGGCTTTCACGTATGAAAGCTGGTATTAAATACGGTTGTTTCATTATTCTGCCTTTACCATTTACATAGAACTGCCTTGCATATTCTTGTATCTCTTTCGGCAATGTAGGCACATAGGCCGCTGCACTTTGCCCTGTTCCGAATTCAACGTACACCGGGATATTTGTCGAACTCTGAACACCTATTTCCGAAGCAAACCCGTTATTCTGTGGTGTGCTATCAATTCTGCCCTTTAATCCTGCGGGTGCTGCATTTATCGCATTCATTTGTATTGTCGTTGCCGAATCCAATACTTGCAGTTTAATTTCATCCTGCACAACTTTACTCAAAGAACCTAACTTCTTTTGAATCCCTGGTAAACCGCTTATAATTACTCGTGCCATTAGGTTGTTACAATTGCGTCTGCCTTTTCAATAACCATTATGTACTCCCGTTTGTGTCTTTGTCCTACTAAATCAACTGAACTAATCACGTACCTATAACCCGACCATTCAACAAACATTAAATTTGTCGGCTCAAATGCTGAACGGTATTTAATTCTGCATTCAAATATGTTATTTAAAACCCTCTGCCTTTGCTCTGCCTCTGAAAAAGAGCGGATCTCTTTAATCATGGCATAAGTCGAAAGCAGTACTAACCGCGTAACAGGAAAACCGCCTGAACTATCAACCGCATCATCAAACGATACGAAAGTTATAATTTGGTCATAGTTGCCTGTGTTCATTACATTATCGGAGTTACCCTGTAAGCGTGTTCAATTTCTGTGCTTGTTGTAATTGCTTTATTTACGTTCTCATTCGTTGCATCTGCCCTATATTTAAAAGCCGTTTCAACTCTCATGCAGATAGCTGACTTTAAATCCTCCGGGCAAGTACTTAAATCGCTTGAACTGTCATAATATCCAGCGTAGTACGTTATAGTCCATTGGTTATAAGTCCGTAAAGCAGTACCTAAAATATCATAATATGGATCGTAATTTAAAGGAATACAAGTCATACCTACTGTCAATATCGGTCTGTCTAAACCGAATAAATTGTAATTGGTTGAACTGATAGCGTTACCATCCTTATCCTTTATAGTTAGCAGTTCACCAAATGGCCCATAAGGAATCTGAACCTTTGCCTGATTGCTGACTAATTCAATTTCTTTTTTGCCATACGATAACCCTGTGAATAATTCGGATGAAATACGAGCCTGTTTGATAAGCCTTGTGATAAGCGTATCAAAATCAGTAAAGTCAATCTCCATAAAGTCTTTAGCTTCCTG